TCATCAAAATCTATTTCATCATTAATAATGTCACGACTAATTATCATTATCCAACAAACTTACCTGTTTCTATGTCAACACCAGCATCATCTACTACTCTAGTTTTAGAACTAATTTCTTGTTTACCAACATTATATAAAACTTCATGTGTAAAAGGTTCTGTAAGTTTACTTTTAAAAAACTCAAGTGATTCTGGGTCAGGAAATAGTATTCTTTCTATTTCATGCTCACGAACTGCCTTGACTGCATAATCTGTAACATATTCGTAAATGAATACTTCTTCGGGGCGTTCAGTATGGTCCATCAAAGTGACATCGAATATTTCTTCACAATTCATTAATGCTGGTAAAAAATAATAATCAATACATCTATTGTGATGAATTGTTCTAGACATCGCACACTTTTTATAAGGAAACGAGTATTGTTTTGCAGACTCGATAATTTCTTTATGAGTAAAGTAATCTGGGTGCCACCATTCATTAGATTCTTTGATATTCATAACAGGGTCAATTGACATAATAGCACCATTATTTTCATCTACTTCCCATGGTTGAATCGGTGTACCAGGATATGGTGCAACATCGTCCATTAACATAACGTTGTTAGTACCATCCATGTTTTTCCAATGAGAATATAAGTTTACTACCTCAGCATAAAGACCATCTTTTAAATCCATACGAGTTAATCCACCTGAATTATTTGGGTCTAATGGTCTATTTAAATCATGCACACAAAACTCTCGATAACCAGTAAAGTTTTTACTTAATACATCTACTAAATGTTTTACACCATCAAGCATATGTTTTGCATCTTCTCTTGTTTTTAATATTCTATCTGAACACGTAATTACTTGTATGCCAAGTTCCCATGCCGCAAACAAGGCCGCATAGTAATCGTTTGGACAATTTAACGTTGTGACACTAATACTATCATGTTGTTTTACACCTTTATCAAGAAACATGTGTTTGAATTTGTTAATTCTGTGACACATTTTTTCATATGTCATGCCATTTATGATAATATTAGGATTTATTAGTTCTCTTGAAATAATCATTCTTCATCTCCTTTATAAATTTAGAATGTATCTTACAACCAATAAACTCATTGAAGTAATCATTTCTTAGTAGAACATCATTTTCAAATTGAAGTTTTGCTTCGTAATAAGAACACTCACCTTTTGTTCGACATAATTGTAGTATTTTTCTATCAAATTGAAATCCTTGTTCTGCAAGTTGTTTAACTTCTGCAGAAGAACCATAGTATGTTTGCCAGTCTGATTGAACTCTGGTTATGATTTTACGTTTTCTTGATTTATTTTTAGGTAGAACTTTCTTTTTCCAAAAGAATTTCTTACCGATATATTTCATACCAGTTTCAAGTTCTGTTACTTCGTAGACAAAACCTTGGTAGTTTTCAAGGTCTTCTTCACTCATATTAAATGGTTCATCATTATAATACCACATAATGATATATAGACTTAATTTAACAGTTCTGTTACAATAGCATCTGCTCCACACATTGGACAGTAAATTGGTTCTTCATCTTCACCGTCTTCGACTATAATATGTGTATCTACGCCACACACATCGCATCTTACTTCGTATTCTTTTTCCATAGAATCTAACAAATTAACAACCTACGTTTGCTATTGCTTCATCTAGTTTATCTTCAATACGTTCTAATGTTTGTGGTGTATCAACTTCTTCCCAACCCCAATCGCCTTCAAGACCATTGACAGAATACTCTGTGACTCTTTTTTCAAAAAAGTTATCATGTGATGCACCATTGAGTACCCAATCTAACCATGGTAGTGGATTGTCTTTTGCATTAAAGTTTGGTTTCATGCCAAGTTGTAATAGTCTTCTGTCTGCAATATGTCTGATATATTGTTTGACATCTTCTTTTTTAAGACCTTCTATTTCGTGGTCGTTGTATGCAAGGTCAATAAATTTATCTTCTAACTTAACTACATCTTTTGCAATCTTGTAGATTTTAGACTTAAGTTCATCTGTGACAATACGTGTGTGTTCACCACAAAAATCTCTAAACAGTTTTGCATTACCTTGGACGTGTAGAGTTTCGTCACGAATAGACCACTCGACAATTGTCCCCATACCTTTCATCTTACCAAATCTTTGAAAGTTTAATAACATTACAAAAGATGCAAAGACTGATAGTCCTTCGTTAAATACTGATTGTGCTAGTGCTAATGCTAAACCTGTGTGACTTGAAATATCACCATCTTTCATAAAGTCAATCTTATCTGCCATTTCTTTGTATTCTAAAAATGCACTAAAGTCTTCATCTGGTAAACCAAGAGTATCATTTAATAATGCATATGCACGTTGGTGTACACCTTCTCTGTTTGCAAAAGACGATAACATATTTCTTACTTCATTATTCTTGAACTTAGGTATTAGTAGTTCATGGTAGTTTTCGCCCACTTGAACATCGCTTTGAGTAAATAGTCTTAGTACTTGAGTAATAAACAATTTTTCGTCTTCGTTCAGTTTAGTTCGCCAATCTTGCACGTCTTCTGAGAGTTCTGCTTCGTCTTCTATCCAATGTATCTCTTCATGTTTTTTAGTTAGTTCAACTGCCCATGGGTAGATGAATGGTTTGTATGTTTTTGAAAACTCTAGTAATGCCATAATTATTCCTGATTGTGTCTTTTGTCTTGTTGTTGTTTAATTATTTTTTTTAGTTCTTTTCTGGTTATCCTTGCAGTTTGTTGTTGCATTGGTTGTGCCATATATCCCTATCCTTCACATGCTTTACAATCCTCTGATTCTTCTGCTTGTGCCTTGTTAAATATTTCCATAAGGTCATCGTAACCACCCACATATTCACCATGTAAATATATTTGTGGGACAGTTTTAACACCCTTACGACCCGTGACTTCTCTCGCAGTTTTACCAATCTCTTCAAGATTAATTTCATCATATGGTATACCGCGAAGTTTAAGTTCTTCTTTTGCAAGTTGACAAAAAGGACAATTGGGTTTTGTATACACAATTGTACTTGTATCACTTTGGAGTGCGACTCTCTCTACTTTCTCAGAAACATTCTCAGCACGAGATTTTGCTTCTGTTCGCAAATAGTATAATCCTTTCAGACCTGAACTCCATGCACGTAAATGTACTTTGTTCACGTATGATTTATCTGCTCCAGCAGGAAAGAATAAATTGACAGACTGGCCTTGACATATATAAGGTTGTCTATCTCCTGCATGTTGAACTACCCAGTTTTGGTCTAATTCATCAGCAGTTTTATATATACTTTTTTCACCTTCTGTGAGAAACGAAAGATGCTGGACAGACCCCTTATTAGTGATGATAGAACTCCAAATGCTATCATTATTCATTTCTTTTGTTTCAAGCAGTTCTTCTAGATATTTGTTCTTTACAAGAAAACTACCAGCACGAGTTCTGTGTGTATATGCATTTGCTTTCAGTGGTTCTATTGAAGGACTTGTTCCAAGAATAACACCACTAGATGCATTTGGGGCAATCGCAAGTAAGTGAGAGTTTCTTTTACCACTCTTTGGTCCATCTAAATATGCACCACGTTCTTCTGCAAGTAATTCTGTTTCTGCATGTGCTTCATTATGAATGAAACTAAAAACTTGCTCGTTAATTTCTTTTGCTAACTCAGATTCCCATGCAACACCGTGCTTATGTAGGAGAGAGTGAAATCCCATCGCACCAAGACCCAAACTTCTTTCTCTCATAGCAGAATATTTTGCACGTGCAATCGTGTCAGGTGCATTCTGTATGAAGTACTCCAGCACATTATCTAACATTCGTATTAAATCTCTTACAATTGTAGTGTCTTTCCATTCATCGTAATATTCTAAATTTAATGATGATAAACAACAGACTGCAGTTCGTTCAGCACTTGTTGGTAAATGTATTTCATTACATAGATTACTACCATGTATTTTAAGTCCTGCTTCTTTGAGTGGTTCTGGTAGACTATTGTTTGCAGTATCAATAAAGTTTAAATATGGTTCACCAGTTCTAAATCTTATCTCTAGTATTCTTTCCCATAGTTTTCTTGCTTTGACAGTTTCTTTTACTGTGCCATCATTTGGGTCAATCAAGTCAAAATCACTATTTGTCATAACTGCTTCCATAAACTTATCAGTTATGTTAATCGCATTGTGTATATTCAATGCTTTACGTTGAACATCACCAGTAGGTATACGAATGTTTAGAAACTCCATGATATCTGGGTGGTCAACATTCATGTATGCCGCATAACTACCTTTACGTGTTTTACCTTGACGATATGCAATCATGTCAGCATCTACTGTATGTAAAAATGGTATTGGACCTGGTGCAATGTCTGATACAGTTCTGACATCTGACCAATGTCCACCAACACCACCACCCATGATAGATAACCATCTAAGTTCAGACGAGTGGTCAATTAAACCTTCAAGTGTGTCTGGTACGTAAGTAAGAAAACAAGATATAGGCATACCTTTATTTTTCTTATTTTGTCCATTGGGCGCATTTGATAGAACAGGACTTGCAAACATAAACCATTTATTGCTTACATAATCATAGAGACGTTGTGCAAGTTCTACATCTAGTTTATCATTATATGTCGACCATGCTAAACTGGCACGTGCAAATCCTTCTTGTGGTGATTTTTCGTAATCTGTCAGATAAAAATCTTTCAGCATTCCGACTGAGTAATCTTCTAATAATTTATCTCTTTTTTTGTCAATTTCTATTACTAAGTCTGAGTAGTCCAAGTCTTCTCCTTGTATGTGAAGTTAAAGTGGACTATTATACTCTACTTAGAAAGTATTGTCAATGATTATTTCTTCGCTTTACGATTCTTGTCGATTGCTCTAGACCCAAACCAGAATGATATTATTGCCGCAAAGATTGCCTTTGTATCTTCGTCCCACAATATATTGATTGCTTCTTGAAAGTCTGTTCCCGCCTGTATTGCGCCATAAAGAAGTGTACCTTCTATAACTGCGAATAAAAGAAAGAATGCATATGTAATGATTGGTCGTACTGACCTCGCTAATCCACCTATAAATCCTGTACCTTGTTGCAACACCATATCGTGTTGAATTAATCTTTCGTGTTCTTTATCTTTTGCTTGTGCTTCGAATAAATTAAGTGTTGCTTTACCTAATTCTTTTTGGAGTTTTGCTTGAACTTGAAGTTGTTCTGATTGTATTTTTGCTTGGACTTCTAACTTTTTGAGTTCGAATTTTTGGTCTGATTTTTCTTTGAAACTGTCTAATATACCTGGGATTATGGACCCACCGAAACCTAATAAACTACCTAATAAACTCAACATAATTTTCTCCTATTCTTATATATACAATTAAAACTTTAGAGTTTAATTGTCAACTTTTGCACTTGCTCTCCACTGATAACATGACCAATATCGTGCTTTCCATTTAGGTCCAGGGTTGTCGCAATTGTGTCTTGCTCTAAAAGATTTTCTTCTCGCTGGGTCATCACGTTTGATTTCCATATTTGGGTCACCAAAACCTAATTTAATAACATTACCCTTCTCGTTCTTGACATAGACATAGAACTTTTTCTTGCCATCGCTAGACCTAGTTGGGTTGTTTAATGTGACTTTTCTACCTTGATACTCTGCGGCCTCTTGTAGTAAGTCTTCACAATTGCATTTCTTCATAGTTCTATTTATCTTTTACTGGTTCTTCAGGTTCTCTGTCTTTGTTGTCTAAATCTCCAGCATCACCTTTCACCATTTGTCGCATCTTTCCAAACAACTTATTTGCTAGATTAGTATTACCTGCTTTCTTGGCACCAGTGTATGCCGCGGCCATCATCAAACCTCTTCTACCACCTGCCCAAATAGTTGTCATACCACCTGTGGCAACACCTGCGGCCAGTAGACCCATACCTTTAATGCCAGCAGGTGTTGCCAATACTTCTGTGAATCCTATATTACCAGCGATTGCTTCTGGTATATTTGACAAGTCATAATCACTATCTAAGTTACCTGAGAATGACATTTGTAACCATTGATATGTTAAAAACCCTGCTATTCCTACACCAGCAACTTTTTTTAATTTAGGGTATTTGTTAAGAAACTCGTCAACTTTTATTGTACCTTTTTGTAATCCTTGTACCATTTGTGTGGCCGCTACTTTATCTGCCGCAAAGTTTACTGCAGTATCTACTGTTTTAAGACCATCAAGTGCGACTTTACCACCACCCATACCAACTGCCTTAACTGCTTTAAAGACACTTTTTTCTTTGATTGCATTTACAAGTTCGTCTCGTGCCACACCTAAATCTTTTGTAATCTCATTTACTTCACTAGTAAGTGCTTTCTTTAATGTTGGGTGTTTACTGAGAGGTTCGTTATATCTATCTTTACTCGGTTCATCTGCATCTGTAGAACTTGTTTTGACATCAACATTTTTATCAGTATCAGTATCAGTATCAGTAGTGGGTTTTTCTTTAGTTGACAGATAAGACCGCATTGCTTTTGCAGTATCAGATTGTGGATTCTTTTTAATATAATCTTGTTGAAACTTTTCACCTTTGTCTTGCCACCAAGGTTTCTGTTCGTCTTCTAGTAATATACACCAGTCTTCGTATGTGCATTCAGCAAGTTCACGATTAACTTGTTGTTCAAACAAGAATGTGCCTTCTGTTAGTTCTTGAGTTTGTACGTAAGTATTAAATCTCACTTAGTTATATCTCCTGTAGTCACATACATTTTTTGATTGCTTGGCAAGTGAATTGCAGAATATATGTCAAGTCCTAAAACTTCGTCTACAGGAGTTGATTCTTCTTCAAGAATTCTTATTTTATCATCTTTATATGTGTCAGTATAAATGCAAGTCATACTCTCATGTTTCATTCTATAGACACCAGGAGATAATTGTTTGTCTTCTAACATAAACCATTGTGTATCTTCTGCAAGGACATCTAGAATATCAATACCTGTTGCTTCGTGAATCTTAAGTAGATTCTTATCTGATAGTTCGCCATGTTCTTTGATAAGTGCTAGTGCGGCACCATATCTTGCAACAAATGATTTACCACCAGGTATTTTTGCTAATAATGATTTTAATCTAATAACAAGACGTAGAAATGTAGTGTAATGAGTAGACAAATCCATTCTACCATCCATTGTTAATTTAAGTTCTGCTTTTCTTTTCTTATCTACCACACCATCTTTGTCAATGAGACCAATCTCATATGCACCTAACTTTTCAAAAGGTGTAGTCAACAACTTTAAAAATCGAAGTGTATATACCAGGTCTGCGGCAGATTTTAGAATTCCCATAACTCTATTTATATCTCCCGAAGTTTTTCGACAACATTTTTATCCATATCTATGTTTGTATATTCGTCATTTTTGATTGTCTTGAGAAAAATAAGAAATGGTTTGATAACTGGCCAATATTCTACTTCTAGTTTCAGTTCTAAAATATTAAGACCTGCTTCAATGTCAAAGACATTAAAGATTATAATTAAGTGATTTAGTATAAGTCGTTCAGAAAGAACACCACTATCTCGATAACGATTGAGTAATCGTTTGATGTATTTAAAACGTTTTAAGTCTTCAAGAAAATCGTCTGTGTCAATACACTTTGGATTATAGTAGTTCTGAGCGGCATATACTAATAGATTATCTTTCGTTAACTTCATGATATACTATTATGTATATCGATTCTTAACTAAAAAGTTCTTTTACAGTCTGTAATAGTGTTGCTTTTGATTTTCTTCTATCTAACTCAACACCTTTTTCTCTAGCAAGTGATTCAAGTTCTAACTTATTCATTTGGTCTAAACCTTTATTATTAGCAGGTGCTTCTGTTAACACTTGTGCTTTTTTAGGTTTAGCACCGAAGAATTCATCGATTTGCTCTTGAGTAAATCCACCACTTACGTATAATTCACCAGTGTCTGGGTCTTCCCAACCATTAGCAGTAGGTACTGCATTTTCACACCATGGAGGTGCAACTAATTTTGCCATTACTTTTCTCCTTTAATCATTGGTAAATCTTTCGGGTCATTGTCTTTATATTGTTGACTTGTACCTTTATCACCATTCTTTCTTTTTGCCATTCTTTCTAAAAATGATTTAGCATCTTTAGTTCGTGCATCAAAAGGGTTCTTATTTTCTTCTTTAGCACTAGCAACTATCTTCTTCATTTCAGGAATGTTTTTACCTGATAATGCCTTAAGTGCTAAGTCCATAAGAGTATTTTCAGTTTTAACTGATTTCTTACCTTCACCTTCTTTAGGTTCTTTTTCACCTTTAACAGGTGCTTCGGTAGATTTAATAGGTTTAGAGTCGCCTTTTGCTTGTTGTTGTTTGACGTGTTTACCTTGTTTAGTGTCTTTAGCAGTTTTAGAAGTATCGTCTATTGCTTTCTCACCATCAACGACTACATCTTTTTTACCATGTGCATCTACAAAGTCTTTTTCACCTTCTGGGTTGTTCTCGTCTCTTTCGTCTGGTTCAGAACCATCTTTATCTTTTTTCTTTTTACCAACTGCATCAACTGCCATTAGTTCATTTAAAAGATTAGTGAACTCTGATACTTGTTCGCCAATTTTAGAGATTTCTGCTTCTTTCTCACCAGAATTACCAGAAGTTTTCTTTTTCTTTTTGTCTTCAGGTTTTTCTACACCAACTTTTGGTTTGTCTTCTTCTGCATCATCTTCGCTAGGTTTGTCTGCATCAGGCACCATGACTTTCTTTTTCTTCTTCATTGGGTTTTCATCTGAGTCCATCATTTTTGGTTCTTCTTCTTCTTCGTCCTCTTCTTTCATTTTTTTCTTTTGACTCTTAATCATTTTTTCATCATCTTTGTGGACTTTTTCTTTGTGTGCTTCTGTTTGAAGAATTTGCATGTCTTCTGCAGGAACTTCTCTTTCGATACCATGAGCAAACTCAACGTCATACCAGTCAACAGAACCGTCATCGTTTGGTATCGCATGAGATTCATATACTGGTTTACCAAGACCAAACTCTGGGTGGTCAACGTAAGTTGCACAATCGTGGTCTTTAGAGTGACACATTTCACGAATGTCATCTAAAGTAAATGATTCTTTTTGAAGTTTGTTTAGTTCTGATTGAACATTGTATTCTTTGTCGCCAACTTTAAATGTTTTCTCACCTTTCTCTTTAGCGGCCATCAATGCTTTACTAAATGCATTACCTTCTTTTTCGATTTCTTTAGATACTGCTTTTCTTCTTTTGTGGAGATATTTGTCAGAAGAATCAACATCGCCATCGTTATCAATGTCTTTGTCTTTTCTATCGTCAAACTTTTTCTTAACTGCTTTAGGTTGAACTGCATCTAACCCATCGCCATCGTCTGACTTATCGTTCTTGTTTGTTTCATCAAGAACTTCTTCTTTTTGTTCATACATACTTAAGTATGCATTTTTAATATTTTTGTTTACGTCTACCATTTTTTATCCCCAAAGCATGTTGCCTACTACACTAGCAACAACTGTTGCACAAGAAACTATTACTATCCAAAAAACACGATGTATTACTGAAACAGTTTGAGCATTTGAGGTAACTTGAGACTCTATTGCATCAAGTTTTATGCCATGATTATTCATTCTATCATGCCCATTTTCTAACTGTTTTTCCATACTGGCAATCTTCTCTTCTACTCTTGCAAGTGAGATTATAGCATCAGATAGTTTGTCGATTTTATCTTCGATTCTATCCAATCGAGTAGATTGTGTTTCCCTTACGGCCATATTTTCCCATTATAGTAAAATTATACTTTTATTTATACAAATTACTTTCTAGACCTTAAGTCTTATTAGGAAAAACCTCTTTTTTTATGTAATTTTATATTATCTTGCATGTATTTTTCACATAATAACATACCTAAATCAACTATTGAATAATCAAACCCTAAATAATCAAAAATTCTTATTAATTGTTCTTCTCTTTCTTGTTCATCTTTCGTATGAAGTAGTCTCATTGGGTCTACATGCAACCAGTCATGAGGTTCTGGTATCAAGTCTTTATATCGTTGTGTAGCAAATTCATTGAATTCTAATGGAGTTTCCCAGATATCGCCTAAATCAAAACCACTAAACTCTTGAAGTAGTGGTGCTAATCTATTAACTGCATATGCTTTTGGTTGATTAAATTCTGCAGTTTCAGACATAGTATGAGTGCCTTTACCAAAAACTTTTATTTGTGCTAAGTCTCGACAAAACTTTGAACCTTCAAGTTCTGTTGTATTTAAAATAATAGTCTTAGATACATTCCAATCTTCATACAATCCTTTTATCCATTGTTCTTCTTGTACTGTATATCCATAACCATGGTCAATACGTAATGTCCATTTATCGTTTGAAGTTTTCCAAAGTTCTTGAAGAAATTTTCTAGGACTATAATGAGCAAGACATTTGTGAGTACCTAAACCTAAATAGATATGTGATGCATGGTCGAATCTGTCTCTTTTGAATTCGTATTTAGTAATACTATCCATTTGGTCAGTTTCGTGTTGATTGAATTCACGGTGGTGTTGTAGATATGATGCTAAAAACTCGCCACCATTTCCACCTAAATAATGTATATTTAATAATTTATGTCGCTTCACGAAAAGTATTTATTCTTAACGTAATTCTATTTTCCCATTCGGTAATTCTTTTACTTTAATACCAACTGCTCTTCCTACTTGAGTCATTAGTTGAATTCTTCTTTTAGAGTTTTCTTTTGTTAATAGATTTACTAATTTAGTTGCCATAGATTTTACTGCAGGTATTTGGTCTTGAATCAGTGGTGCTTCTTCAAGTTCTTTACTGTGTTGAGCAAAAGTTTTCATTTTATTTTCCGAGTAATCTTTTTAAACCTTGAACTGTCATTTTCTTATCGTTCATTGCATTTTGAACTTTAAGTCTGTCTTGTGGTTTACGAATTGCATCAAACTTTTTCATCATCATTTTAGCATCTGCTGGTTTCAGCATTACTTTTTTACCATTTCGTAATTCTATTTGTGCAGGTTTACTTAAATCTGTAACTCTTCTTATTTGCATAACAACATTTTTATCTGCGGCCTTTCTGTCATCTGCAGTTGCTACAGGGTTACCATCATCGTCTCTGTCTTTACGTGTGCCCATATCTCTCATTGCATCACGTCTTGCACGAGACATAGATTCTGTATTCATTGCTTTTTCTAAATCATCTGCCTGTTTTGCATGAGTTTTAGAACCACCTCTTAACTTTTTAACTAAGTCTTTGACAAATGGTTTGTCTTTGGCATCTAATGCCTCTTTCTTAGGTTTCTCGTGAGTGTAACCCATTTTGTCATACTTCACATGGTCAGCATATGTATTTGCCATGACTTCTTTATCACCCTTATACATTTTATGTGGTTTAAAGTCTTTTTCATCTGCACATTCATTCTTAGGTTTCTCGCCTCTTTCTTTTTTAGAGATTGCGATTGCGGCCTGTTGTGCAGGTGATACTGCTTCACCTCTAGCATTTTTAAAATCTTGTGCCGTAGGTGCGCCTTTCTCACCAGGTTTTCGCATCTTCTTACCACTTTTTCTCTTGTTGTGTATGTTTCTCCACAAAGATTCGTTAGTTTGTTTAGTTGCGGCAATTTCGTCTTTTTCTTGCTCTACTTCTCTTTTATGTTTTGCTTTTAAGTCAGCAAGTTCTTTTGCTCTTTCAACTGCATCTTCTTTTTTCATTTTGCCTTTACCAGCAACTTTCATTGTAAGATTAACAAGTTGTGGTAATTTAAGTGAGTCCATTCTTTTTTTGTTCTGTGGATTAACTTTGTCATATACAGATGCTATCATACTTGCAGTGGTCAGGTCAAGTTTCATGCCATCAATGTTCATCATGCCTTTCTTCTTAACTACTTGACGAACTTTCTTCATAGTTGCAGACTCTTCATTCAAGTCAAACTCTTCTTTCATTGCTAAAGAAGGGTCTCCGTAAGATGATTTACCTCTTGCTACTGCATCAAAATCTCTTATCTGTTTCTTACCACCTTCCAGTCTTATAATAGTTTCTTTACCTCTAGGACTTTGTTTAATGTTTATTTTTAACTTCATTAACCTTGCAGACGATTTAAACTTGTCCAGTTCAGGTTTTTTGATATCTTTAACTCGGTAAAGTATTGTCTCTTCATTAAGTGAAGTACTTTCATCTACTTTGTCTCCTTGTCCTTTTATCACTTTACCTCTAGCATCAATAAAGTCACCCAGAACAGTAAAATCCATTTTGGTCATTTTTTCTCTTTCGTTGGGGTACATCTTATCCATCATTCTTGTAAAACCTCGAGGATTTTGTTTGTACATTCCTTCAATAACTTTAGGAGAAGTCATTAACATTAGGTCATCAATTGCAAATTTATGTGCTTTAGTTTTTGCCTTCACAAACCTATAGAGTTTGGTTCTTATTATATTAAATTTCTTATATTGCGCCTTTGCTGGTGATAACTTTTCTTTGTTTTCTTCAAGACTTTCGTTCATTATCATTTGTAAATTTCTGTAGAATGCTTGTAAATTACGTGTGCCACCATGAAACTCTAGATGATTTTTGCTCTTAGGGTTTCTGTGCGGTTTTACTTTTACACTATATTGTCTAGCAAGTTTTTTCGCCTGTTCTGCTTCTTTTTTAGAGAATGGGTTAGTACCAAAATCGTGTCCAAGTACTGCTTCTTTTTGCAATAACATTTTGGTATTAAGAGTTCCAATCTTCTTAAGGATTGTATTTCTTGCATCTAAAACTTTTTCGTAATCTTTGTTATGAATTGTATTCTTGAGTTCTTTATCACCTATGTTTGCAACCTTCTGATAAGATACTAAGACTTTTTGCATGTCTTTAGAAACTTTTTTCATCGCATCAACTTCTTGTCTTGTAACTTCGTCAAGTTCTTTTCTTTTCATTACTTTGTGTTTACGACCTAAAGGTATTTCAGGCATTGCAACAGAAGATGTACTTGTCATTTCTTCGTTTGCAGTTCTAAGTGCTTGTTGAACAACAGGCATTTTTGAAAGACCTCTTTTAAGTTTTTCTATTTCTTTTATTGCATACGATTGAGCGCCACCTAAATCAAGAGCAAGTTCGATTGCTTTTTTAACTGTTTTATCTCTAGCGGCCTGTTTTGCTTTGGGATTATCTTTATAATACCTTGCAACTTCTTGCCCAGTAAGTTTTTGTTTTCCCATTTTAGACAATGGGTCTAACTTACCACCTTTAACTCTTTCAGATATGTCTCTGAACTTCATTGATACTCCTATCTAAATGCTACTGAAACTCCAAGAACTGTAGTTGCCGCGGCAAATATCTCGTCTGTTTTACCTTTTCTTACGTATATCTCTTGGTTACCAGCAAGTGTAAAAGTTCCGATAGTGACGTTTGCAGAAGTTTCAACTGTAACTAATCTTGCAGTACCAGTGCTATTGAGAAGGCGAACTAATCCTGCATTACCAAAATTACTACCATTTCCAGTCGATGTACCACAAGCGGCCTCTGTACCTAATACTTGAATATATCTTGCCATGTTTTTCTCCTAACCTAAATCTTGGTCGTGATTTAATTTAATACCTTTCTTTTTCTTAGTAATAAAGGCATTAACTCTCGCCATACCCCATTGTGCTGGAGTTGTCCCTGGTCTGTGACCAGTTCTCCATGCGGCAACACCTCTATCGAATACTTTTTTTAAAGTTTTATATGCAAATCCAGACTTTGATGCCTTGTTTTGAAGACCTTTAGTCGAACTTTCTTCTATTTCTGCATATTCTTTAAAAGATATCATGTTTCTATTTATACTATTAGTCATCTCCAAACATTTGTCTGTATGATTTTGTGTGTTTACTAAGTTTCGTTCCTTTCTTTCTTGCTTTTTTATCCCCAGGTGCATCTTTGTATGCCGCTGGATTATCATCGTCCATCTTACCATGTTTAGCAAAATGTGATGCTCTAGAACTTTTTGTTTTCTTTGCTACGCCTTTATAGTAAACAGATGGTTGCGAACCTTTCTTGTCTTTGACATCTTTATCTTGAGCAACTCTTGCCTTTTCTTTTTCTTTTTCTATGATAGTAGAAACATCATCGACAATCTTTTCTGCAACACGTTTAGCAGTAGCAGTAGCAATTGCCATTTTCTTATCCATAGGCATTTTAGGGTTATCTTTTTCTATTGCTTTAGCAATCTCTTCTCTTTTCTTAAGTTCTGCTGGTGTTAGTTTCTTTTCAACAAGTTCTATCGCATCTAACCATTTACGTACTTTTTTCTTATCATTTGTTTCAATAATAACATAATTAGAACCTAATACTGTAATAATACCAACTTCTTCTGATTCTTTGATAACAACAGTATCGCCTATTTCATAAAGACTACCTTTGACATAGTTTTCTCGAAGTTCGTTTAATTTACCAAGGTCAACATGACGTTTGAACTTTTTCTCTTCTTTAAGTCCCATACCTTTACGAACATCGTTAAATAACTTACGAGTATCTTTATCATTCATATTCTTTGGTACACCTTGAGAGAATGCAGTATAATCATTTTCTTGAGCATTTGCTCTTTGTTTTGATGCAGACATACCAGCAACTCCTTCAGCATCTGGGTCACGTTCACCTGCAGATAACACATTGATTGACTCAAAGTTATAGAAACCATGTCTACCTTTTACACCATTGTACTTTTTCAATAGTGTATCAAACTCTCTAACTCTATCAGAACCAACAATCATATTTACTTTACGATATCCTTGGTCATATAGTTCTGTCACCGCATCAAAGGCAGTTCTTATCTTTTTATTAATAATGATACTTCTGCCATGTTTTGGAAACATTTTTCGCATATGTTTTATTTTATCTGAGTAAGATAGTGGGTCTTTCTTTGGATTAGATACTTGTGAGGTAAAAACTTTATAGTCATTTCTACCAGATTTCTTTGCTAACGTTTCTAGAACTTTACCATGTCCGATAGTGGGTGGATTCATTCTACCAAATGTGAAGAACACCTCTCTTTCTGCTTCAATTAAATATTGTGAAAAGTTTTTGATTGCCATGATATATTATTTGTTTTCTTTAGATTTCTTTTTCTTTGCTAATTCATCTTTCCTTACTTGTGGTAAAATCTTCCTAGCAAACTTTTGAATCTTAGGTTTCATCTTATCAAGTTTTTTCTCTATCTCATTTCTTCGAGCAAGAGATATATCTTGTGGTGCTTGACCTTTAGTTATTTTCTTAAAGAACTTTAGACGTGCTTTTTTCAATGCACGTTTCTTTAGTTTCTCAGGTGATGCTATTTTACGGGCCGCTTTCTTTCGACCCATTGCGATTTTTGCCTTGATTTTTTTGAATTGACGAGACCTTTTCAACCTTTGTTGAACAGTCATTGCTTCGTCTGTAGTTGTGAACTCTTTAAATGATTTCATTTTACCTCGGTTTATCCCATCCTTTCAATATATTTGGAGAAAAGTTGTTGTAAGAGAATTCTAATCTATCAACTAACTTAACTGCGCCACCACCTAATTTATCAATAGCAACATATCCTTCTGCACCAGTAGTTTTATAACCTTTCGGTGTTTTCACAAATGCATCAATATTGCTAATGTTGTTTAATCTATTTATAAGTTTTAGTTTTGCGAGAACTATATTCTTTTGTAAATCAAACATATTGACAAGCGAAACTCTATTTTGTGGTGAAAAAAACTTTAAAATTGTGTCTAACTTGTCTTGTTGTGTTTGTTTTCCTTTTGCAGTTTTACGTTTGTCCATTTCTTTTTTATACTTATTCTCTATCCAACGTATCAATCTTGCAGTATGTTTCTTACTATCTGGTAACATTTGCCCTGCTCTAACAAAAGTATTGTTGTATTGTTCGATTAATTGTGCAAGTTCTGGATTCTTTTCTAGTTCTCTGAGTGTATCACCAGCGACTTTATTGAATAGAAAACCAGCAGTACTTAAATAACTTGTAACTTCTTTAGTTTCTTTTTCATTCATTGTTGCCTCACCAGCGCCACTTAGTTCTGCATCTTGCGACCAAACTGCTGGAGAAGATGGTATCTTTTTCACACCATATGATGCTTTCATCGATGCAAAGTCTTTACCTTTATATGTTGTATGCCAAACTATGCCAATCTGTGACTTAGTAATACGTTTGGCCGCTTCTGTGCCTGCCTCTACTGCATAGACAATTGTGTTTGGGTGAAATGTAATATACTGCTTACCATCTATTTTAGTTTTACTTAAGTCTTGTTTTGAGTACAAGAAGTCACCTTGTATGACATCTTTAATACCAAGATTCTTTAAATGCTTCAATGCAAGTTTTAGTTTCTCTGCTAAATCTCCTGAAGTATCAGCATCAATATCAGCATTTGATTTGTATACTTTCGGATTC